ACTCTTACAATTTTATTCTCATATTCTTCTGTATTAAAGGTTTGATAGTTTGTATCTTCGTAGTAAATATTATAAAACAAACGATAAGGATTATTGATTGCAGTTTTTTCTAAAGTTTCTGTATCAAAAATATGAAATCCTCTTTCATCATTTACATCATTCCAAAACATTTCATAAGGATTGCCCAAGTAAAAAACAGTTCCATTATTAGACCGAGTATGATAGTGTCCTGAGAAAACAAGTTTGAATTTATCAAAAACTTTGCTTTCCAATCCATGTTCCATCACAAGTTGTTTATTGACTCTAAATCCTTGAAGTTCAAGGTGCCCCATCGCACATTTGGATGATGACTTTTGAATCATCTTGAAAGTATTCTCTTCATTTTCTTGATTGATCCAAGGTATAAAAAGAACATTTAACTTATCAAGTTTAACTTCTGTTGGTTCAGAATAAACAGTTACATTGTCATACTCTCGAAGCAATAAATCCACGGCATTTACTTCATTGGTGTTCTTATAGTAACTGTCGTGATTGCCGACAATTAAATGTAAATCAATACCTCTTTCTTTAATAGGATCAAAAATATTATTTTTAGCCCAAGAAAGAGCAGAAAAATCAATACCTTTACGACTATCAAAAGCATCACCCATATGAATAATGGTTTTAATTCCTTCGTTATCTATTGTAGGAAAAAAAACATTATCATAGAATTTTTTAAAATAATCATGAAAAAGTTTTGAATTTTTACGGCACCCATAATGAGTGTCTGTAATGATAGCAACTTTCATTCAGTACCTAAGTTTAGAATAAACGGCATCCTTGATCGAATTATAATCCGAAGAATTGGATCCGTCAAGCCTATCATCAAAAAATACTTCATCAAAACCAGTTTTTTCTAAAATTTTATTTTTAATTTCCAATTGTCTTTTTTCCTTCTGTATTCTTCTCAAAAATGCGTAATGAATAATTTGAGTAAAATAGGCAAAAGGATTTGACGATTTATTTGGGTCAAAATTACCAATGTACTGAACACAATTTTCAATTCCATCACAAATCATATCATCCTTAAACATATAGTTAACAAAATTTGGTTTGAAGGATAAATGTGTAGCAATCTTTAAAAAGCATTCTCCAAGATAATTAGTAATTCTTGGTTTTGGTTCGCCTCGTATTGCCGCAATCTCAACTATCTCTTTGTAAGCAATTAAAGCAGCAAGGAATTCTTTGTTATTAACGTAATGCTCGGATTTTTTTCTTCTTGCCATGACTGTCGTTGTAATCATTATTTTATCTAATCTAATATGTAGACATTATAACAATTAAACAAATAGTTGACAAGCTTTCGAAATCTTTGTAAAATACCTTTGTTGAGGTTAAAGATCAAGGGCTTAGCTAATTTTAAAAAGTTTTTCTAATGATTTTTTTGCTTCGTCAATATTGGCCAGGTATCCCATTTTTCTATCTAATTTTATCTTATTTGATTTTGTTTTTTCAATTTTTTTAATATAATTATCATATATTGTAATCATCTCAATATCAATCGATTCTGACATTGTTAAAACATTTTCAACATTAATAATGAATAAATCTTCTGTACTTGTTTTTAACCATGGTTCAACTTTATATCCAGTAACTCCGTATTTAGTTTGAATTTCAGAAATCATTATTGGATTTGAAAGTATTAATAAAGTTTTTGTTTCTTCTTCACTCACAGAAACTTTAGAAAATATTTCTTCACCAGTTTTTAGTTTAATTGTGGCATAAAAATCTTCTTCTATCATTTTTCTAACTTAACTGTTATGAATTCGTAATTGAAATTTTCTTCGTTATAAATTTTAATTCTTTCTATTAAATGATTTAAAGTATAATTTTTTTTCGATTTATATGTAATATCATCAGCTATATCGTAAAGAATTGCTCCCGTTTTGTTTTTTCCTTTACGCAATACTCTCCCAATTGATTGAAGATTTCGGATTCTTGATTTACTAGGTGAAGCAAAAATAACATTATGTAAATTTTTAATATTAATTCCTGTACTGAAAGTTCCGTAAGATGCCACGATAATTGCATTTTGTTCTCGTTCAGTAATTTCCCTAACTAACTCTCGTTCTTCAGCACCTACACCACCATGAATAAAGAATATTTTTCTTTGGACATTCACTTGATTATTTATCATTTCATACAAATTTACACCATGAGTTTCTACTCTACTATAAAGTATTAGAGTATTTCCTTTCAAATCCAAAGCAAGATTTTTAATAAATTTATTTCTTTTTTCATGCTGAATTAAATATTGAATTTCATCTTCATAAGTTTCAAATTTTTTGTCCTTGTGCTTTAATAAAATAACTTTTATATTAAGTTTGGAAAGATGTCCCTTTTCCATTAATTCAGAAGTTCTTGTAATTTTGTAAGATGGTCCAAATAAACCTTCAAGGACCCATTTGTGAGTTTGTGTTCCGTCCAGAGTTCCAGTAAATCCAAATCTATACTTAGCATTATGAAGTTTAGTCATAATTGAAATGAGTGATTTTGATTTGAACAAATGAGCTTCGTCGCCAATTACAACTTCATAACCTTCAAAGAAAGATTTTTCTAATTTGTAAATGGATTGCCATGTTGTAATTGTTACTGGATGTATATTTGATTTTTCTCTTCCAGAATAAATTTTATGGCAATAATTTTCTACATTCCACCCATAGTCTTCAAAATCTTTATACATTTGTTCAACAAGAGATGTCGTTGGAACAATTAAAAGAATTTTTTTTTGCTTATCTGTATAGTAACGAACAAGTGAATATATCATCAAACTTTTACCGGAGCCTGTTGGGCTAATTAAAAGTTTTCTATTATGTTTAAGGGCATCATAGACTCCTTCAATTTGATAATCTCTTGGAGATAAATTTGAAATTGAATTAATATAATCTTTTGTTCCTTCATAAGAAATAAATTCATTTATCTCAAAAGGTAATCCATAAAATTTATTATCTTCAAATTCGTAGGTATACTCATATTGTTTTGCAAGAGAAATCACTTTGTCGAGGAGACCCATATAAATCTCCCCCGTATGTGTAGATAAAAGTCTTATTTCTCCATCCCAATACTTACTTCTGTACTGTGGCATGAATTTTGCGCCAGGAACTTCAAATGTGAAATGTGGTGCAAATTCATATAAAATATGAGGTTCGCAAATTATCTTAATATAAATTTCATTCTTTTTGGCAATTTTTATATCAACCATAACCACTTACAAATTTTCTATACTCAATGGCATTTTTAATTTGAAAGGTTCTGTTTTGAACCACTTTTAAAATGCTCTCCAAGTAATTTATAAGAGTTTCATAATACTCAATTTTAAGCGCAGCTTTAGATAAATCTTGATCGGAGTCTAAGTATTTTTGAAGCGTTTCTTTATCTCTAATTTTTTTGGGAAAAGGATTTTCTACATAAACTTCAGGATCCGATTTTCCTGAATAATATTCGTATCTTTCATGTAAAAGATTTTTCCACTTTTGTTCTGCATTCTTTTTAAGAAGATTGTTAGTATTATAAAGTTCAAAATATTTTGCATGAAGTTGTGGTATTTTTAAAGACTCTTCATCCAATTTATCTGAATCAATTATCGAATCTTTCTGCCACATTTCTTGAATCAATTCCAAATTCATACACGATCACCAAACATATCCTCTATATCAAATATAGTATACTTGAAAGTGACCTCTGCTGTAAAGTAATTAATATCTGTTTGAGTTGCGTCAAATATCAGAGTTGATAAATTTATCGGAAACATATTGTAAAATTTTACATTAAATCTTGGTAATTGATTACTATTTAAAATTTGTAAAGTTCCATCAGAATAATATTGAATATCACTATTTTTTACGGTATTTGGATTGTATTCTGCTTTTTCTTTTAAATTATAAATTTCTTGAAGACTTTCTGGATATCCTAATCCTCTCATCCAATTATGAATTTCTAAATAATTTTCCATATTCTCATCGACAAGAAATCTTAAAGTGAAATTTTCATAATCAATTTTATCACCAGGAATATCAATATTCTTTAAGTATGTTGGTTGAGTGGCAGTTCCCATCGTAATGGATGGTAAATTTGCTTCATTAGACATGAAATCAACTTTTGGGTAATTTGCCAAAATAAATTTAAATCCTACTGGGGATAAAAAATTTCTATTTTCTAATTGTCTACCGAATACTTTATTAGTTGTTGCCATTTTTTTAAATATTTAGATAAAAAAAGGTCCCTTTCGGGACCCTTGAAATTTTTGTGAACCTAAATCACATTAAATTGGCAACAGAAACTCTTCTGTAGTAACGGTTGCTATTGACATCAAGACCAGGTGAGGTAAGGGTGCTGGTTCCTTGTGAGAATGGGTTAGCAACAATACCATAACGGGTCTTAAATCCGATTTTGGGCTGGAAGCTATTCTCACCAACCGCACGTACCATCTGGAGAGGTACATATGGGCAATAGAAGAGACCAGCATCATAAGGTGAGGTTCCCTTATAACCAACAACATAGTACTGGTTACCTGGAGTTGCGTTAGCAGAAGTCAGGTTAGCAGCATATGGGTCGATGTAGACACGGAACTTGCCAAGCAGAGTACCTGCGAAAGTGTTACCGGTATCATCAACAGATAGGTTAGCATTGAGAGCGGGGGTGTAATCGAGAACACCAGCCATAGTCAGTGCTGAAGCAACGTCAGCAGAGCACAGGATGATATTGCCCTTTCCTCTACGAGTTCTTTGTGCAATTGCGTTTGCATCACGCTCGATTTGGAAGAGCAGACCCTTGAACTTCTCAACAGACCAACGACCATTGGAGTCAACGTCGAGGTCGAAAATACCTGCAGTTGCGGTATTTTGTACAGCACCAGTTTCAGCAGTCTTGTAAATAGTGCGAATGATTTCACGGTTGATCTCGGCAAGAATCTCAGTTGAGAGAATGTTTGCGAGTTCCGCTTCAGCATTCAGACCATGGATTGCCTTGAGGTCCTGTGCGAGTTCTAATGAGTACTCGGCTTTCAGTGCTCTTGACTTTGCGGTAACAGTGACTTTCTCGATTGAGAATGCCATCTGGTTGAATTCACTACCACTACCATCACCAAGAGCTTCTGCCTCATCGGTACGCATACCCTGACCTACGTTGTAGGCAAACTGAGTTGCGTTTGTTGATGGGTTCAGAGCACCTGGGTTGGTTCCTGCTTGAGCAGTAGTACCCATACCAACGGTACCACCTGTCCATCCATTCTCATTGTTGAAGTCGTCGTCTTGACCAGAGAATGCGGAATCTACTTCGTTGTAGAAGGTTTCTGGACCGCCTTGAGTTCTGTACTTAGAACGCATTGCGAAGATGAGTCCAGTAG